AAGCTGCGGTAAGTGTATATATAAGTATAGTGTTAAGCTATTTGATAAATATTTAAAATGACAAAAGAATATATATGCAAAAATTGCAATATAGAATTTATAAGTAATAAAGGTTGTAAAACAAGAATACCATTATTTTGCAGTAGAAAATGCTCATCTATTTTTAATTGCAAATTAAAGGAAGTAAAAGAAAAAATGTCTTTAGCTAAAAAAGGTAAAAAACCTTGGAATTTTGGTATAAAAATGTGGGAGGGCAAAGAACATCCAAAAGGCACTTTGGGTAAAAAATTTCCAGAAAGGTCTGGAGAAAATTGCCATTTATGGAGAGGTGGAGTTTCTACTGAAAATGAACTTGCAAGAAAAAGCGGAGAGTATAAACAATGGAGAAAATTAGTATTTAATAGAGATAATTACACTTGCGTTCATTGTATGCAATCTGGAGGTAAATTACAAGCAGACCATATAAAGCCATTCTCTCTATATAAAGAGCTTAGATATGATTTAGATAATGGTAGAACTTTATGCGTAGATTGTCATAAAAAAACAGAAACATACGGAAGTAAAATTTTTAAATATGGAATATAAAAAAATAAGTGAAATTAAGTTATTAGAAAACAACCCGAGGACTATATCCGATAGGCAGTTTAAAATACTTTGCACCTCAATAAAAAAGAATATAGACTACTTTGAGGCAAGACCTTTAATTCTATCCGATAGAACGGGAGAGCTTGTAGTAATAGCTGGAAACCAAAGATACAAAGCGGCTGAGAGTTTAGGACTAAAAGAAGTACCTACTTACTTAATGAAAAACTTGACCGAGGATACAGAGCGAGAGATAGTAATAAGGGATAATATATCTAATGGCGACTGGGATTTTGACCTACTCGCAAACGAATGGAATACTGAGGAGTTAGAAGATTGGGGATTAGATGGTTTTCCTTTTGAAGAAGCAACAGAGTTAGAAGCTGAAGAAGACGATTATACTGAGCCTGATAATATACAAGTAGATGTAGTTTTAGGAGACCTAATAGAAATAGGAGAGCATAGGTTGCTTTGTGGCGATAGCACTTGTAGCGACCAAGTAGCAAAGTTAATGAATGGAGAGAAAGCTGATATGGTATTTACTGACCCACCGTATGGCATTAGTATTGTTGATTCTAAAACAAATAAAGTAGGTGCTGAAAATTTAGCTAAGAATCAAGAATATTCAGCAGTAATAGGCGATGACACTACGGATACCGCAAAAGATTTTTATAATACTTGCATTTCTTTAAATATGGAAAACTTTATTATTTGGGGTGGAAATTACTTTACTGATTTTTTACCATTTTCAAAATCTTGGATTATTTGGGATAAGAGAGGAGATATGAATAGCAATAATTTTGCTGATGGAGAAATGGCTTGGTGTTCTTTCCATAGTAGAGTAAGAATATATAAACAGATATGGAACGGAATGATTAGAGAAGGGGAAAGCGGGCAGCGTGTACATCCAACACAAAAGCCAGTAAAAATGCTTGGAGAAATTATTGAAGACCACATAAAAGGAGATTTGATATTTGACGGCTTTCTCGGCTCAGGCTCAACAATGGTAGCATCACACCAACTTAAACGTAAATGTTACGGAATGGAATTAGACCCAAAATACTGCCAAGTAATAATAGATAGAATGAGCAAGCTCGACCCTTCTTTAGAGGTTAAGATTAATGGAGTAGTATATAATAAGCAAGAAAATGAACCAACAAAATCCAACATTAAAAAGGGCTATGATAGAGGCTTTAGAAAAGTCACTCGGTATAGTTACCTCAGCTTGTAAATCAGTTGGGATAAATAGGTCTACTCACTACGACTGGCTAAAGACTGACGAGGACTATAAAGCCGAGGTAGAAAGTATAGAAGATATTGCGATAGACTTTGCAGAGAGTCAACTTCATAAACAGATAAAAGACGGCAACCCTACAAGCACTATTTTCTACTTAAAGACTAAAGCTAAAAAGAGAGGTTATATTGAGCGTCAAGAGATACACCAAGAGACAACCTACAAGAGCCTCGATATTAATATAATTGATACTGGCATACCTTTAGCATCAAGCGAGAAAGATATACTTGATTAACACCAGCTCAGTATATCGAAGCAATTTTGCAGCTACTGCGGATATCGTAGTTAATCAGGGTGGAACATCTTGTTTTGCTGGGACTCAATGCGTAGTTACCTCAGAGGGTTCTAAACCGATTAAAGACATAGAGGTAGGAGATTTAGTTAAATGCTATGACGAGGCTAAAAAGTCTATCGAGTGGCGTAAGGTATTAAATAAGTTTAAGTACGATAATAGCAAAAGAACTATTAAAGTAACGCTAAAAAATGGGCAGACAATTATAGCTACTGAAGACCACAAATTTTATTACGAGGGCGGTTGGTATTCTCTAAAATATATACTATCTTTACAAAATGGAACATTGGAAAAAGATTAAAGGTTTTAGCGATTACGAGGCGAGTACTCTTGGTAGATTAAGAAGTCTAAACTACAAGCGAACTAACAAGGTTAAAGTTTTAAAGCCTTCTATAAGTGGAGGGTATTTAAAGACTATGCTAAAAGACGATAGCGGTAAATATAGAAGCTCTTACGTACACAAATTCGTATGCCTTGCTTTCTTAGGCGATAGACCTACTAAGTATGAGATAAACCATATAGACGGATTAAAGATAAATAACTCTATTGAAAACTTGGAGTATATTACTAAGTCTGAAAATATAAAACACGCTTACAAACTTGGGCTAATATCTGTAAAGGTGGGCAGCTCTAATGGAATGGCTAAACTAACCGAGTCAGATGTTTTAGAGATAAGAGAACACGCAGCAAATAGCGGGCGTTATTATGGCAGACAAGTGCTTGCAGAAAAATACAAAGTTTCTGAATGCACAATAAAAGAGGTAGTATCTAAAAGAAGAGGCAAGTTCTATAATGTTTGATTTAAGCCAAGTAGAAAGCTGGGAGTATGTAGAAGAGCAAATAGTCTACGATATAGAAGTAGAGGACTGCCATAACTATTTTTTAGATGTAGGCTTTGATGTCTTAGTTCATAACTCAGGAAAAACTTACGCTATACTCCAAGTGCTATTCTCAAAAGCAATAGCAGACACTTGCACTATAACCGTAGTAGGTCAAGATATACCTAACTTAAAAGTAGGAGCTTTAAGAGATGCTATCGACATTCATAATGCAGATGAGGCTATTAAGCAGCAAGTAACTTTCTACAATCGCTCAGATAGGGTATTCACTTTTAAGAATGGGTCTATCATAGAGTTCAATTCTTATGATAACGAGCAAGACGCAAAGTCAGGTAAGAGAGATTATCTATTCGTAAACGAGGCAAACGGAATACCCTACAATATATTTGAGCAGTTAAGCCTACGTACTCGCAAGCAAGTCTATTTAGACTATAACCCTGATACAAGCTTTTGGGTTCACGACAAAATAATACCTATGCCGAACGCTGAGTTAATAATCTCAGACCATAGGCACAATCCTTTTTTAAGTGATAAGATACGCGAAAAGATAGAAGCTCTAAAAGATAAGGACTTAGACTTATGGAAGGTATACGCTCGAGGTCGTACCGGTAAGATAGAAGGGCTAATCTTAAAAAAGTGGTACGTATTAAACGAGAGCTTTGACGATAAAAACTTAATAGGATATGGCATTGACTTTGGTTTCACTAATGACCCTACTACTTTAGTAGAGGTAAGGCTTCAAGACGGCGAGTTATGGGTAAAGGAGTTAATATATGAGACTGGGCTAACAAATAGAGATATAAGCGATAGAATGGAGGCTTTAGGCATAAGCAAAGGAGCTTTGATAGTGGCAGATAGTGCCGAGCCTAAAAGTATAGAAGAGCTTAGGCGTTTACGCTGGACTATTGACGGGGTTAAGAAGGGAGCAGATAGTATAATGTTTGGAATTAACTTGCTAAAAGGTTATTCAATTAACGTACATTCGTCAAGTAAAAATTTAATAAAAGAATTGGAGCAGTATAAGTGGAAGGTAGACAGAAACGGAGATAGTTTAAACGTTCCGATAGACGGCTATAATCACGCAATAGACGCACTTAGGTATTTAATAATGCACAAATTTAGTAAGAAAGGATATGGAACATACAAAGTTATCTAAGATTACCGTAGGACAATACCAGCTACTTAACGAGATAGATAGCACGCTGCCCGTAATGGAGCAGAACATCTACGCAGTAGCAGCAATAAGGGATATTACTTACGAGGAGGCAAGTAAGGTTAAGCTAAAAGACTTCGGGTTAATGATGGCAGAGCTTGGGGAGTTTAATATTAAGCAGTTAGAGAAGCTAAAAATTAATAGCAGAGTAATACTTGACGGAAGCGTTTACCATATAGAACACAAACCCGAGAAGCTAACAAGCGGTCAGCTTCTTGACATAATCAATATTAGAAGTAAGTACTCAGGCGAAGGCGTTAAGGTTATGGATTTACTCTTAGCAGCTATAAGCAAGCCCGAAGGCAAAAACTACGGAGACGATAACCTCAGCTTAAATGAGCGAGCAGCTTTAATACGAGGAACGGAATTAGACAAGGTATGGAATATCTTTGTTTTTTTTTGGAATCTTTGGAACGATTACTTGAACAATACCGAGGACTCTTTGAGCAAGTGGATGAAGGACACTCTGAAGATGACGCGGGAGATTTTGGACAACGATGGGGACTATTCAGCATAATAGAGGCTATGTCTAAACTCCACAATATAAGCATAAATGAAACAACTAAACTTGGAGCGATTGAGTTCCTTAACTGGTGGGCTTATATGGTAGAGAAAGCTAACTACGAAAAGAATGCAAAATAAATTATACGCTAATTTAGATAAGTATTGGCAAACGGTTGTCGATGACTTAGTACAATCCTTAAAAGACGTAGGCAGATACGCAAGCGGGAATACTGCTCAGGCGATAGGAGACGGCAACGCTCAGCCCGTAGTAGTAACCGCAAACGGATTTAAGATTACAATAGCAATGCCTGATTATTATGAGTACTTAGACGAGGGCGTAAGCGGAGCTAAAAACAATACGGGTATATCGAGGTTCAAATACACTAATAAAATGCCACCTATAAAAGCTATACGGAAGTTTATGCTTAATAGAGGTATAAACGCTCCAAGAACAAGTAACACTAAATCAGGTAAACGGCAAGACGCTGAGAAGATACGAAACGGTATAGCCTTTGCAATAGCTCGCAGCATATTTAACAACGGAACAAAGCGAACCAACTTTTATAGCAACGTTATAAACGATAAAAAATTAATAGCTTTCGAGCAGATGCTTTTAACTCAGTATAGTGATTACGTTTTAGAAGTAATTAAGTTAAAATAATCTCTTATGAGTCCTTTTTTATTTTAGGGCGTATATATAGAAAATGGCTATTACTATCCAAGACCAACCGAGTACAACTTACATAAGACCAGCCTTTGCGCCTATTGAGTATTTATTAAGCTCAACAAGTACCGCACAACCTGGCTTTAAAATAGTATGTAAAGTATATCTAAACCCAAGTGGAGCGAATACGCTTATAAGCACTCAGCAAATAAACGTAAGACCTTCCACTACTCAGGCTATACTAAGCATCCAAGACGTAGTTAAATCGTTTGTGCCTATTACCTACTCAGTACCTAACGGAGATACGGTAGGGCTTATAACAAATACTTTAAATCAATTTAGGGTAACATTTCAGGAGTATTACAACGGAGCTTTACAAGGCTCGGTAGTTACCTCTAACACTATAAGCTCTTCGGCTGCTTCTCCTAAGTACATTCAATTTGCTTCTAACGAGTGGCAAGATTACCAATTAGCGACAAGCGCAACATTTAAAAACCTACTTAGTAATTTTAGTAATACAATACCGGTTATAAACGCTTTTAGTTCTGCTAATAATTGGCTAAAGGTAAAGACTAACCAAAAGACTCAAATACAATGGGTACAAAGTGGAGCGACTGCAAATTTTAGAGTATGGATTAAAACACTAAACGCCTCTTTTACTCAAATCTCACTTAGTCAGTTAGACTTAGGCACTACCTCAAAGGGTTACTTTGCTTTAGATATTGGAAGGCAAGAAGCCTCTGCTCACGCTTGGGATACTCCGATAGTTTGGACAAACGCCAAATACTACGCAGTAGCTATATACGATGAGTCTACTTTAGAGCTTGTATCTAATGCTTACCTTTATGAGTTAGATAGCTGCGATACTAACTACACACCTTACGAACTGCACTGGTTAAATCGTTGGGGAGGCTTTAATAGCTTTGTCTTTGACGGCAAGAGCAACCAAACTACGCAGATAAATAAAACCTTTGCAAAATACTCTCCCGATAGAGTTAGCGGTAGTACTTTAGTTTATAAAACCTCAGCACAACGTACAAGGGCTTTTAACACCGCTACAAGCGAGAGTTATAATCTTAATAGTAGATTACTTGAAGACTTCGAGGTAAGTGGCTTAGAAGACCTTATTTCGTCTCCTGAAGTTTATTGGAGAAGTGACGAGGGCTTTGTAAGCGTAAACGTAAGCGGCAATACCTACCAGCACGCCAAAAGCGAGAACGGATTAGTGTATAGTTTAGCTTTAGATATGACTATTGAAAACTCAGACGAGAGACAATGGTAATAGAGCATATTATAGCGGGCTACTCTATACCGCATAACGAAGGGGCTATACCTTTAACAAAAGAGGCTTACGATGTAAATAACCCACAAAAAAGGTTAAGCGATTACTCTAAGACTATTACTATTCCTGAGGGCAAGTTAGTAAACCAAATCTTTGAACACGCTTTCGATGTTAACGTAGATTTTTTAACCTTTAATCCTAACCTTAAAACAAGCTATCAGATACTACAAGACGGAGTATTAGTAATTGACGGATATTGCCAGCTTTTATCAATCAAAGACATAGACGGCTTAGTAACTTACGAGATAGCTGCTACGGGTAAGGTAGGTAACCTATTTGAGAAGATAAAGGATAAGTACTTACAAGACTTAGACCTATCCGCTTTAGACCACGCTTGGACTCAAGCTAATATAGAGGATAGCTGGACGGCTACAATAGGCGAGGGATACGTTTACCCTATGATAGATATAGGAGGGCGTAGTAGGTATACTCTTTGGAAAACTCAAGAATTTAAACCAGCTATTTACTTAAAGCAATACTTAGACGCTATAATCGAAGAGGCGGGATATACTTACGATAGCACTTTTTTAAACACAACGCTATTTAAGAGCTTAATAATTCCTTACGGAAGCGGTAAGATACTTTTAGACAACGCTGCTATATTGTGTAAGGAGTTTAGTGCGGAATGCATAACAAGCGATTTAGTGCAATGCCAAAGTATAAGCGACCCAGCTAATTTAGCCGATAGTATTTTAGTCTTTGACAAAGCAGATTTTATCTCAGATTATTACGCTCGAGTAACTGCTAACGGTGGAGTATTAGAAAACCAATCTTGTTTAGAAGCTGAGTTCCCTAATGAATACTTTAATACTTGCGAGGACGAGTATAACGAGATGACGGGTATTTATACAGCTCAAGCAGATAACAACATAAGCCTTCAGGGAGTTTTAAACTTTGATTTGATTTATAACGAGAGCAGCGAACTTACTACTAACTATTTTAACGCAGTACCGCACTTTAGTTTTAAGGCTTATGTAAACTGCTATGTAGTATTAAATAGAAGCGGAGTTTATAGCATAATACAAACGCTGCAACTTGACATAACCCAAAACGCAATAGACAATCCTTTAGCTGGTCCGTCTTCTTTATTACCCAATAATTCTATAACTTATATTACGGGAGAGCTTGAATTATTAGAAGGTGACGAAGTATTTTTATCGATTGGAAGCGTTAAGTATTCAGGTACTTTTGGCGGACCAAATATAATTAGTTACACAAACGATATAGACTTTGAATTTAGGCTAAAAACGGGAAGTACTTTAGCGTCTAAATATTTAGAGACTGAGCTTGGAGTAGGTGAGACAATTATTACAAATTTAGTTATACCAAAACAAATTAAGCAAATAGATTTATTTAGTAGTGTTATTAAGCGTTTTAACCTTTATATAGATTATGACCCTTTAGACGATACTAAATTAATAATAGAGACAAGAGACGATTACCTAACCTCTGATAAAGTAGATATAGAGCAAATGGTAG